GGGCGTTCTATTCTTCATGGTTGGCCTTTTGATATTGAAAAAGCAAAAGAAGTCAAAGCAAAACTTGAAGAAGAAATGGGTAAGATTGAAAGTTACATCAATCCTAAGCTAAAGTTAAAGTTAGCTCAGATGGATAGAGATCCTGAGTTCAAGTCACCTGCTTGGGTTAAAACAGGAAACTATGCAGCAAGAACAGCTGGATGGTTTGAGTTTGATCCAGTCAGAGGACAAGAAGACGATCGTCCTGTGTGGGGAGACTACTGTAGAGTAGAGGCTGTCCACCCTGATATCGGGTCTATGGAGTCTGTCAAAGCGTTGCTGTATGAGCAAGGTTGGGACCCTGACGAGTGGAACTACGTTAAAGATGCTAAGGGTAACCTAGTCAAGTCTAGCCCGAAATTAACTACAGCTTCACTAGAACCACTAGGTGAACTGGGGTTGATGGTTGACCAGTATTATACTCTTCGTTCTAGGCACTCTATCTTGAAGACTTGGATGGAAGAGAACTTAACGGAGTATAACCGAATTCATGGTGATTGCTTTGTTATCGGTACACCTACTGCACGTTCTAGACATGGTATCATTGCTAACATTCCGTCAGCAGATGCTACTTTTGGTCCTGAAATTCGTAGCTTGTTCTCTAGTCCACCGGGCTATGTTATTGTTGGTGCAGACTCTAAGGGTAACCAAAACCGTGCTCTAGCTCATTACCTGAATAATGCCGCCTACACAGAAGCTATTTGTACAGGTGACATTCATGACTTCAACCGAAAGATTCTTGAGTCTATTGTCGGACCTATGGGACCAGACGGACGTAAGCGAGCTAAGGCTTTCTTCTACGCTCTGATCTTCGCAGGTGGTGCAGGCAAGCTGGCGTTGATCGTTACAGGTCGTCGTGATGCTTCTGTTGGGCAAAAGATTAAAGATGAATTCCTCAGAAAAATCCCAGGATTAAACGAGTTAGTTACTAAGCTAGAAAAGATGTTTGACGCTACTAGCTCTAAGACTGGTAAAGGATACATCATGGCGCTAGATGGTAGACCGATTTACATGGAAGGTAAGCGACTTGCGCTTAATTACTTGCTACAGTCTTTTGAGAAAATTACTGTAGCTTCCGCTATTGATCAACTACAAACGAAACTCGATGAAGGAGGATTCGACTGGCAACCCCTGATTGTTTATCATGATGAGTGTCAGTTTCTTGTTCGAGAAGACCAAGCTGAAGCAGCTAAAGAACTAGCTCTTGAAGCTTTTAGAGAAGCACCAAAACAACTAGGAGCAATGATTATGGATGGCTCTGCAGCTATCGGTAAAAACTGGTATGAGACACACTAATGTCTAAGTATGGAATGACTCGAGAAGAGTATGAATTATTTAAAGGTAAAGCACAGGTAGATCCACCTGAAACTTGGATCTCCTATGGCTGGAATAACAGCTTCAATGATGAAGTTGAAATTAAACACTTCCCTAACGATCTAGTTGCAAGAGCTTACTTTGCAGCTATTCAAGAAAACAACTATTATAAATTAGAAGGAATCAACTAATGGCTAACGTAATCCGCGCACAATTTCAAAATCAAGATGGTCGTCTAAACATCGACAAAGGTGTTCTAACCTTTTACGGTGGTGACAAGCCTGTAAAGTGGGATATCACTAAGCGTGAAACTACTGAGTTACTCCGTGAGTTTCTAAGCACTGCTTATTCGCTAGGTAAGCTGCCCTCACGTGGTATTGTACACAAAACACCTAAAAATTCCTTTGGTTGGAATGTAACGACTCCTTTTGTAGAACGTTATAATCTGCAAAATGAAAAACATTACACTCTGCTTCCAGGCACTAAACACACTAAAGACATCCTCTCAGCTATGGTCCGTGCAAATGTCAAGTAAAGCTATCTATCCTGAGTACTACACTAAAGAAGAGTACGAAAAGGAACTAGATAAAACTCTAAAACTGGGGTGCGTTGAACACGCACTCCTTTTTTACCATTTCTGTCAGTACTGTGCTCTTCGTAATGAAGACTTTATTTCGACAGAAAAGTACTACGACCTTTGTGATTTTCTCACAGATAACTTGTTGTCTATTCACAAGAATTTACAAGAGTTCGTTGTCTATAACGATATCTTGGTTTATACTTGTAAGTTAGAGCCTGTAAAGCAAGGTGAGACTTTTACTAAAGGAAAACACTTAATCGAAGGTATTGAAAACCTTATTGGTCAACTCGATGATCGAATCGATATTGATTACAAATTAGAGGTAGTAGAAGAATTTGATAGCGTTAATTGATGGTGATGTTCTACTTCACGCAACACTCTGGGAGACTACTAACTATGAAGATGCCTTGTCGAAACTACTATACAACATTGAAGATTACACTGATGGGGCCTTCTGCGATGGCTGCATCATTGCAGTGGGTCCGTTAAACGGTAAGAACTACCGAGACGACTTGTATCCTGACTATAAACAAACCCCTATGCGAGTAAAAGGTCGTGGCGAACGTCCTGAACACTTTGCTAAGGTAAAAGAGTACTTGTACTCACTAGAGAATGTTGTAGTTGGGGACAACATAGAAGCAGACGACCTACTAGGTATACTTAGCAGACAACTAGGTGAAGACTGTGTCATTGTTACTGTTGACAAAGACATGGATCAGTTGTCTGGTAAGCACTATAATCCTAAGTATAATCGAGAGCGTTACTACATTCTCGATCAAGAACAAGCAGATCGTTTCTTCCTAAAGCAGTTGCTTATGGGAGATGCAATGGATAAGATTCCCGGCTTACCTAAGTATGGCCCTATCAAAGCAGAAAAGATCATCGACTCGTATGATACTGTGAAAGAGGCAGCTAGTGCTGTTCTTGATCATTATTTTCTTACCTATGATAAAGACTGGGAAAGCTACTTCTTATCTAACGGAAAGCTACTTTGGTTGCAACGTAAAGATTATGATTGGTTTACTCTAGACACCTTCAAGGAGAGTTTCCTAAATGATCATACTGGAATTCCGGCTTAAAGACCTGGGTTATGCTTGTGTTACACGTCAAGAAAAGACAGAAAAACGACCAGTTACCTATAAAGTAGAACTGTGGGATAAAAGTAAATTTTACCACTCTAGAACTTTTTACAACTTTGAACAAGCAGAGTTGCACTACTGGGAACAATTGAAAAAGGAATTTTTATGAACTTAGCGAGGTTGCATTACTAAACAAGGCCATTGGGATTGCACAGGTTTAAAACTAGATCCTGCTGGTGCAATCGGCTTTGTTTACATGATAGTTTATACCGAGACTAATCAAAAGTATATCGGTAAAAAGAACTACAAAGGTAGGGGCAAGCTGAATAAAGGTCAGGCTTCCAACTGGAAGACTTACACAAGTTCTAGCTCCTACCTTAACGACTTAATCAAAGAGAAAGGTAAAGACAAGTTTGAGTTTATCATACTTGAAGAGTATCATACTGTTGGAGGTTTAAGCTTTGCAGAGACTTGGAGTCAGGTTTTTGTAGAAACACCAAGTAACAACGATGAATTCATGAATCGTTTCATTGATAAAGTAACTTGGAAAGTAACAGAACCTGTAACAGCTCGTCATAAGCGGAGGTTAAAACACTACATGAAGAAGTACAAGTATGTTTGAATATGTGGTTTATCTACCAGTGATTTGGTTTTTTATCTGTTACGTGCAAACTCACCGTCAAAGGGCAATTGTTTATAAAGATCTACAGTACAATCCTGTAGTATTCTTTAATTACAAAGAGGTTACCTTTGATAAACACTTAACTCGACTGTTGACCTTTAACTGGAATTGGAGGCGTTGGTACTATGAAAGCAAGTAAAGAACTAGTTGATTGGTTAACAAAACAAACCTATGACCATGAAGGTTTTCCTCGTACAAATGAGGAACTTTTAGGTATTAGTGTAGGGACACTTCGAACTTTAATTGCTATTGTAACCTTTAAAGAAAAAGAATTTAATCGGGAACCTGATGGGAAAAGTATTACATCGTAACCAACCTTGCCTTCGTTGTGCTTCTAGTGATGCTGCTCAAATTTATGAGGAAGGTCCAGCTCACTGCTTCTCTTGTAAAGCCTCTTATGACTATAACAAAGAGTATGCAAAGAAACACGGTAAAGGAGAGATCGTCTATAAAACAGACAACTACCGAAGAAGTCACTACAAAAAAGAGATTGCCCTTGAAGATGTGATGGTGTTACCTTCTAGGGGATTTTCTGAGAGACTTATTACTAAAGCAGTATCCGAATTTTTTAATGTTAAGGCTTCTTATGATGAGAAAGGAGACGTAGACCGTTATTACTTTCCTTTCCCTGATTCTACGGGTACGGTTACTGCTGGATACAAAACTAAAAATCCTAAAGATAAATCAGACACTTACGCTATTGGAGAAGCTAAGAACCTTTTCGGTATTGAGCACTTCATGAATGGAGGTAAGCGTATTGTTATCACTGAGGGAGAAGAGGATGCACTCGCGGTTGCACAGACTAGTCTACTTAAGTATGGTAGCATCTATCCTGTTTGTTCTATGGGAGGAGTTAACCAAACTAATTACCTTTTAAAGAATCGTGATGTACTTCGAAAGTTCAATGAGATTGTTATTTGGTTTGATGCAGATGAGCAAGGCCAGAAAGCATCTAAAGAAGCTGCAAAGATTCTTGGAGCTGACAAAGTAAAGATTGTTAAAGCTAACGAGAAAGATGCTTGTGACACACTGAAGAAGTACGGATCAGAAGAAGGTACTAAGAAAGCTTGGGCTTACATTTGGGATGCCAAGCCCTATAGCCCTTCTGGTATCATTGCTGGTGAAGAGACTTGGGAACGTTACAACGAGTTTAAAAACCTTGAGTTTGTTCCTTGGCCCCCTTTCCTTAATCGACTAAATGAGTTGACTCATGGTCGTGCGTTAAGCACTATTACTATGATTGCTGCTGGTACCTCTATTGGTAAGTCTACTATGCTTCGTGAAGATATCTTTCATCTTCTCAAAACAACAGAAGAAAAAATCGGTTGTATTTTCCTTGAAGAAGATGTGGGTGAAACTGTTGGCGGTATTATGGGCTTGTACCTGAACAAACGTTTAGGTCTTCCAGGAGTAGAGATTACAGAAGAAGACGAGCGTAAGGCTTGGGAGGCTACTGTAGGGTTACCTAATCGTGTTATCCTTCTTGATCACCAAGGCTCTGTTAGCGATAACGGGTTGATAGACAAGATTGAGTACATGGCTTTAAACGGTTGCCGTTATATTTATCTAGACCATATCACTATCGCAGTATCGGAGACAGAAGATGGTAATGTTAACGCTGCAATCGATCGATTCATGTCCGATTTACTTAAGATCGTTAAACGCCACAACATTTGGGTCGGAGTTGTATCACATCTTAGAAAGGTTAAGTCGGGGGAAGACTCATTTGAGTCGGGTGCTCCAATTAGCGAAGATGACCTTAAAGGCTCTGGATCACTTAAGCAAATCTCCTTCCAGACTATTGCGATTTCAAGGAACAAGCTTGCAGAAAATGAGTTGGTTCGAAATCGTAGTCAAATCTACCTTCTCAAAGACCGGAAAACCGGAAATACAGGTCCTGCAGGTGCGTATCGATTCAACTCAGCTACGGGTCGCCTTGAAGAAGTTGAGAAAAAAGATGAGGACAGCTTTGAGCTAATAACAACAGAGGTAGCATAATGATTCAACTAGAAAAATTACAAGTATTCGACATTGAAGCTACTTTAGACTTAGCTACTGAGTTTAACACCCTTTATGGAACTTCTAAAAAGTTTAATCGAGCTAAGCTAAGAAATATTTTAGAAGCTTCTTTGGTTTACGATAAGAACTTTTACTGCATTGTTTTGAAAGATGAAGTTAAAGTAGTAGGGTTGTTAGTAGGTGTTGCTAGCGAAGGACCTTACTTTGATGAAGTACTTGCTTCAGAGCTAGGTTGGTATGTAAAGCCTGAGTACCGAGGGCGTAAGAGCCTAGCTATGCTTAAAGACTTTGAAATTTGGGCTAAAGAAAAAGCTAAAGCAGATTTTGTAGTTATGTCTTTCACTAGTAAGATGAGTAACTTAGATCTGCTTTATACCAAGCTTGGTTATGAGGCTATCGAGTTTACTTACAAGAAAGCTTTACGATGATCAAAGTGAAAGCTTGCAAATGGAAGTTCCATGACATACTTATCAACACACTTAGAAAAGTTTATGTCTGCGAAACTTGTGGTGAAAAGTTAATAGTTGAACAGTATCAGTTACCCCCAACACTAGACACAAAAGTGGAATGCAAAAATGAATAAGCAGCAATACTACCTTCTAAAGCTAGCAGAAGAAGCAGCAGAGCTAGCTCAAGTAGCTATCAAGTGCGCTCAGTTTGGTATGGATGAAGTTCATCCTAACACTCTTGAGAAAAACTATGAAGCTCTTATTAAAGAGTGGAACGATGTCTGTGCTTGTGCTATTCTAGTGGAAGGTGAAGAGCCTCGTTTTGAGTATGACCCTAACGCAGACTTACTTGATATGAAGTTTGTAAAGATTGAAAAGTATCGAAAAATCTCTATAGGTAATGGAATGAGTCATGAGTAAAAACATCTGGGTTACTTCTGATACTCACTTCTTTCACGACAATATTATCCAGTACTGTGGTCGTCCTTTTGCTAATGCAGAGTTAATGAATGAGTGTTTAGTTGATAACTGGAACTCTGTAGTGAAACCCGGTGATAAGGTTTACCATCTGGGCGATGTTGGTATGGGAGCTAACTGTTACGAGGAGCTAGGTAGTCTATTAAGTAAACTGCACGGCTCTAAACGGTTGATCGTAGGAAACCATGACGATATTCCTTTTCTTGCAAAAGGAGGATGGTTTAAAAAGATATCTATGTGGCGAGTCTTTACTGAATGGAACCTTCTACTGACTCATGTTCCTATTCATGAAGCTAGCATCCATGAGCGTATTGTTGTAGCTGGTGGTGTTAACGTTCACGGTCATATCCATAATAACGATAGCCCTCCAGGTCCTTACTTTAACGCTTGTGTGGAACAGAATGACTACAAACCGATTGCGATCGAAGAAATCCTTGCTAAGTATAAAAAACTTCAAGGTGACAAAAACTAATCCTAACATGCTTGTGCCGTGGTATTTGATCACGGCCTATGCATACTACATACTAGACGAGAGTTTAATTGAAGACTCTAAATTTGATTCGATGGCTAAAGAACTCTTAAAAACCTATGATTTAATTGAGCATAGACACAAGAGCCTTATTAACAAAGAAGACCTTGCTGCTGGTACTCTTTTACTGTCTAAAGAAGATTACCCAACAATTGTACAAGAAATAGCAACTATCTTGGTGAGCCAAAATGAGTCTACCTCTTAGCTATAAAGCAGAGACAACTAATAACAAGAAACGACGAGGGAACTATGGGCTTATTCGACAAACAGGTATCACGGAAACCTAATAACTATCCGGAAACACAACAATTCATTGATGCTATGTGGTCAGGCTTTTGGACTAGTAATGAGTTTTCATTCAAGTCCGATTATGCTCAGTTCAAAACTCAGTTGACAGAAGAAGAAAAAGAAGTAGTAGTACGCACTCTTTCTGCTATCGGTCAAATTGAAGTAGCTGTTAAAAGCTTTTGGGCACAGCTAGGTGATCACTTACCCCATCCTGCTATCAAAGACTTAGGCTATGTTATGGCTAACTCAGAAGTCATTCACAACATTGCTTATGAGAAGTTACTTACAGTTCTAGGTTTAGAAGCTGTATTCGAAGAAAATCTAAAGAAAGACGTTGTAGCTAACCGTGTCAAGTATCTACAAAAGTACCTTGAAAAGAAATACAAAGATGATAAGAAACAGTATGTCTATGCTATCTGTCTCTTCACTCTGTTCGTAGAAAACGTATCTCTTTTCAGTCAGTTCTATACTATGATGCACTTTAACCGTTTTGATAACGTGTTAAAAGATGTAGCACAACAAATTCAGTATACAAGAAATGAGGAAATGCTTCATGCTCAAGTTGGTATTTATCTTATCAACAAACTAAAAGAAGAATATCCTGATTTATTCGACGATGAACTCAAACAAAGAATTAAAGAAGAATGTCAAGCAGCTTATGAAGCTGAAGCTAAAGTTATCGACTGGATCCTACAAGGGTACACTAACAAACACTTATCACAGGACATTTTGAAAGCGTATATTAAACGCCGTATTAACGACTCTATGGAACAGATTGGGTTTCCCAAACTAGAAGAGTCAACAGAAGAAAAAGAATTAGTAAAGCAAACACTTTGGATGGAAGAAGAAACACTTGGGTCTAACATGACAGATTTCTTCCACAAGCGTCCAGTCGAGTATGCTAAAAACAACAAAAGTTTCGATCTAGAGGATATTTTTAAGTGATGCAAGAACCTTGGTACTGGGTAACAAAAGATACTGTCGATTTTATGTCTAAAGGAGGTAGTTATCTTCGTAACGGAGAAACGGTACAACAACGAGTAGGAGACATTGCTAACCGATTTGGTGTAGTTGTTTCTAACATGCTAGTTGAAGCTGATCATAAGTTTGTAGATCAGCTAGAGGCTAAGTTTTACGACTACATGTCACGAGGCTTTTACAGTCTAGCCTCACCTGTGTGGTCAAACTTTGGTCGTGATGGACTACCTATCAGTTGTAATAACGTCTATGTTCCTGATGACATGGGCGGTATTCTTGAAAAAGTAGCAGAAGTGGGGATGCAAACAAAACATGGAGCAGGTACTAGCGGTTATCTTGGTCATATTCGTGCTCGGGGGACTCCTATTAAGTCTGGTGGTTCAGCTGATGGCCCAGTACATTTTGTGGAAATGTTTCAAACGACCACAAGCGTCATCAGCCAAGGCACTACACGTCGCGGGGCCTGGGCGGGTTACCTTGATGTCGAACACCCAGACATCCACGAGTGGCTCAACATGCGAGAAGAAGGATCACCGATTCAGGACATTTCGTTAGGGGTCTGTATTACAGACGCTTGGATGCAATCTATGCTTGGCGGTGATAAAGACAAGCGTAAGGTATGGGGAGCTATTATTCGTAAACGTTTCGAATCTGGCTATCCCTATATCTTCTGGACAGACACAGTAAATAACGCAGCCCCAGAGGTCTATAAGGCTCTAGGGCGTAAAATTTACTCAAGTAACTTGTGTTCAGAGATTGCATTGTCTTCAACAGAGGATGAATCTTTTGTTTGCGACTTGTCTTCAATGAACATGGCGACTTGGGATGAATGGAAAAATACAGATGCAGTTGAAGTCTTGGCTTTCTTCCTTGATGCTGTCATGGAAGAGTACATTGAAAAAACAACCAACATCAAGTTTATGGAAGCTGCTCGTAACTTCGCTATTAAGCAACGTGCTCTCGGGATTGGTACTCTTGGGTATCATAGCTTACTTCAGTCTAAGCTACTAGCTTTTGAATCAGAAGAAGCACGTGACTTAAACAAGGTTATTCACAAAACTATTTCTGAACGAGCCTACAATGCTTCTCAAGCAATGGCTAAGTTGTTTGGTGAACCTGAGTTGCTGAAAGGGTATGGTCGTCGTAATGTCACTCTCATGGCTATTGCTCCTACTACTAGCTCAAGTTTTATTCTTGGTGCTGTATCTCCTAGTATTGAACCACTTGCTAGTAACTACTTCACGAAAGACCTTGCAAAAGGTAAGTACACTTACAAGAATCCTTATCTTGCCAAAGTACTACAAAAACATGAGCAAGACACAGAAGAAGTATGGCGCTCAATCCTTATCCGTGGAGGCTCTGTCCAACACCTTGACTTCCTCTCAACTATGGAAAGAGAAGTATTTAAAACATTTGGAGAAATCTCACAACTAGAGATTGTTATCCAAGCAGCAGATCGGCAAAAGTATATTGATCAATCGCAATCTCTTAATATTACTGTGCATCCTAATTCCCCTCCAAGTGATGTCCATGATCTTCTTGTCATGGCTTGGCACCTAGGTGTGAAAACCCTTTATTATCAACGTTCGACAAATCCTGCTCAAGAATTAGTTCGTAACTTAATTACGTGTTCGAGCTGCGAAGCGTAACATGAATTGGGAAGAATGGTTTGAGTACCGAAAAGGTGAGTTGTATTGGAAGAAAGTAGTGCAGCATAGCCGCATAAAAGTAGGCACAATAGCTGGGAATTACGACAGTAGTGGTTATAGACAAGTACAATTTAAAGGTAAAAAGTATATGGTTCATAGGATTATTTGGGAAATGCTTAAAAACAAAATTCCTGATAATTACACTATTGACCATATTAACCTTAACAAAAGTGATAACCATATTGAAAATCTTAGATTAGCAACACATGCTGAAAATTGTAGAAATAGAAAGTTAAGATCAGACTCTACTAGCCAGTTTAAAGGAGTTAGTTGGAACAAAAAAGCTAATAAGTACCAATCGAGTATTACCTTAGATGGTACTCAAAATCATTTGGGATATTTTAATACCCCAGAAGAAGCCTCTCAAGCTTACCAAAAAGCAGCTAAAAAATTACATGGAGAATTTACTTGTATTACATCGTAACTCGTAAAGAGCCTCGTTGCATTTACTGCGAGATGGCTAAGAATCTTGCAGACAAAGCAAGATTAGACTACAAGATTGTTCCTGTGGAAGAGGTTATGGAGTTTATGCAAGAGAACGGCTTAAAGACTGTTCCAGCTATTTTTAAAGAGTCTATGACTATGGAAAACTACATCGGTGGTGCTACAGAGTTTCAACGTCATGTCTACTCTGTATGAAGAATGGTGTTCCCTTAAACGAGGAGACATCATCAAAATCGAAGGAGAAAAAGTAGAAAGAATCGTAAGTCATTCTATTGGTCTAAGAGATTCTTGGGTTATAACTTTCCAAGATGTTTATCTTGTCGTGCTAATGGAAGATGAAAAGAGACTTCTTACTTTTGAAGTTGTTGGCCGCTATGTTTGCGGTAAAGACAAAGAACTACCCTCAACAAAGGCCCAGTGAAAACTGGGCTTTTTACTTAACCTAGCTAAGAGGTCCTAAAATGGATATTCAAACTGTACTACGTCAACATGCTGAAGGCTTTTACGATCAAATCTTTGAAGGTTACAGAAATAGCACCTATGCTATGACAGGTTACGTTGCTCACAATGATGATCCAGAAGGTAGTTATCGGACTAGAGGTATAGTCCAAGGAGCTTGCCATGCAGCAGTAAACAGTGCAATTTATCGAGACAAAGCTCTTGCTGTTATTACTATGGCTGATAACAAATTAGAGAATGATCAAGGAGCAATTCAGTTCTACGACTGGCTGATTAATAAGAGCTTCTTCTCTGATGTTTTTCTTTGTAAAGACCCTGTACTAAGTCTTCGTCATGGTTTCGTTAAACGAGTAGACGTATCTGCGGCTAAGTGGTTGGGTGCTGCTCAGTTAGCTCGTCTAAGTACTAGTGAGTTTAAAAAGTTTATGCATGCAGTCTATGATATTCTAGCCTCAGGCTATGATATTCACCCTATGTTGCTGCTGCTTGTAGCTACTGAGTTGAATCTTGTTTCTGACAAGAAAACTGTCAAGGCAACACGAACTCCTCGAGTAAAAAGTCTTCGTGATAGCCTACATTCTTCTAATAGTGCGCATCTACCGCTAGTGTACGCTGAGTCTATAGCTGCACTAAAAGATATGTGTAAAGATGATCCTAACAAACCTTTTGGTTGGGTAAACCAGATTAGCTTTACACAAGGACGCTGGCCAGCTAACAGTAACTACATCTTGTCTCCTCTAGCTAAAGAGTATACAGGAAGAAACGAGTTTGAACTGCAACAATCTTTCTCTGAGATTATGCGTGGTAACGGCTCAATGTTGTTTAACACTGCAGCAGAAGTGGTTGAGGTAGATTACACTTCTTTGTGGCAGGATGCTATTGACGAGTTGAAATCGTTTATCATTACAGACAAGGCTGATTCGAATGGAGTGCCTATTAACCTGACTCCAATCGAGATGCTTTCTAAACAACTCAAACTAGGTGAATAACATGGCAGCTAAGTTTCTAATGAGTCGCTTCGACTATGGTGTAGCTAGTCTTCTACGAAAACTAGGTTATCAAGAGGTTAGTGATAAGGAAACACCTGACTTCATTGTTTTTGGAGGAGGGTATGATGTTTCTCCTTCTCTGTATAATGCGGAAAAACTTAGAGGTACCTACTCTGACAGTGACGTTGACTACCAAGACTTCTGCACAGTTATTGCAGGTAAACTAAAGCAGATTCCAATGTTAGGTATTTGTAGAGGTTTACAGTTGTTACACGTAGCTAATGGAGGTACACTGATCCAGCATATCTCAGGTCATGCAGGAACACCACATCGCCTACTAGCTATGGATGAGGAAGAAATCGAAGGATGGGAAGGGTTAACTATCAACTCTTCTCATCACCAGTGTGTACCTATCCATGAGGTAGACTATGCAGATGAAGTGTACGTAAGCCATGAAGGCTCTACAGAGGTAGTAGTAGCTACTGGCTGTGGATTCTTAGGTGTACAATACCATCCAGAGTACTCAAACTGCCCTGAAAACGGGGTAGACTTCTTTGCTGAACTAATGAAACATAAATTCCAAGGAATGCTATAATGTGTGGACTAGTCGGTATTGTGGGAGCAAATCTCTCCACTCTACATCTTGAAGCATTCAAATGGATGCTACATCTAGATACTGTTCGAGGAGAAGACTCCACGGGCATTGCTCTTCGTAAGTCTTTCGTAGGTAAGAAAGATCGTTCACAAGTAATTGTTGCTAAAACAGAAGGTCATCCTTCTAACTTGACACGTAAGTTTCCAGAGTTGTTTGATCATAGAGGTATGCTGCATAATAAGCTGACTGAACGGTTTGACTTTCTGATGGGTCATAACCGTGCAGCCACTATTGGTGCAGTTAACGCCACTAATGCTCACCCTTTCCATCATGGCTCAATTACTGGTTGTCATAATGGAACTATTAGCGGTGGGTTGCTGGTTCTTCCAACAGGAGAAGCTATCTCTGGCCATACTGACTCTGAAAAACTAATCTTTGCTCTAAGCAAAGGTTGGTCTATTAAGAAGATCATGGATACTGTTACTGGTGCAGCAGCAATGACTTGGTGGGATTCTGAAAAGAAAACCTTCAATATTTACCGCAATAAAGAACGATCGTTATTCTTGACTCACAATGACACTAAAACAGTCTATGCTTATGCTAGTGAAGAGTGGATTCTACGAGTAGCTCTTGTAAAAGGTAAACTCGGTGAACTTGTTAAAAACATTAAAGAGTTTCCAGTAAACGAGCATGTAGAGATTGTTTTAGGTGACAACAAAATCGAGGAGGTAAAAGTAAACTCCGTAGCCCCTTTAGTAGTGAAGCCTACCAACAGTTCTTATGGGGATCGGAGTACGGGCGTTGTAACTACCTTTGCTAACAAGCATGTCAAGTTGTTAAACCATAAAAAGCCTAACTGGGCTAGCGAGGTTAAC